GGTCGTATTGGCAGCATGACACGTCAAAGAATCAAGATGTGTGCTGGGATTCTGGCACAAGTTTAGTAGCCAGAGAACTCAGCGAATACACAGGATTCTCTATTCCCGGGTTCCACCGCAGAGTACGTCGTGGCGAATTGTTGCCACACACCCCCTGGAACCAGTATCAAGGTTCCGGTACGGGAAGCGGGTCAGTTGGGCCTCTTCGGGCAGTAGTCAGCGGTAATGATATCGATGACTGGTGGACCGAAGGGAGTTACCCACTGATTGATTCGTGGATTTCATCAGAAAGTCTTGCGGCGCGAGTTCCCACAGGTGCGAATGCACTTGTTCAGGAAGCTGCGACGCGGATAATGGGTGAGTCCATGGATGCTCTGACATTCTTGGCAGAGTTGGCCAAAACTAAGAAAATGTTTCTAGAAGCAGGTGAAAGCTTCCTCAAGAAGCAAGTACCCCGTAACTGGCGACAGCTTTCTAACAATTGGCTATCTTATCGGTACGGTTGGCGCACGTTTATGTATGATTGTAAGAATCTGCATAAAGCAGTGGCTCGCCTCGATGAGAAGCGAACACGCTACTCTAAAAGGGCCAGAAGTTTCGACGAATGGTCCGAAACCGAGAAAGTGACCAACACTCGCCTTATACTCGGCACTACCTTTTCCGTTGTGGAAAATGTGGTGACGACATATAAGGTTGAGCTCGTTGGTACGGTGAATGCTGACGTAACTGTGCCCGCCTTTTCGTTCAATCCGGCGGTGACTGCATGGGAGTTAATCCCGTACAGCTTCATCGTCGACTGGTTCGTAGGGGTTGGTACAGCAATATCAGCGTTGTCATTTTTGGCAGCACAACGTCGTTATGCTGCGTCTTGGGGTTGTCGGATCTCTGCCATTAAGAATGTTTCGTTGGCAGGGACCTCGGTTAAGTCCGGGGTGACCGGCAATTGCGAGTCGTCAGGTAGCGGCACTGCCGAACTTGTGGTTCGCGTACCGTGTTCTGTACCTATTGTCCCGCAGTTAACTTTCAAGCTTGACACTCGTAAGGTAATAGACTTACTTGCGATGGTCAAGCAAAGGATTTAGGAGGAATTATGGCCGCAATGACTACGGTCCTCACGGAGTTTTCCAATAGTGGAAACTCACGCACGTCCACCCTCGTCGGTCACACAGCTATTAAACCAAAGCTTGTGATCGAGAAGAGGCGCGTCCCCGAAGGGAATCAAACCATGATCGAATACAGCGCAAAAGTTATTATCGCGACTGAAGACGTGAACGGTGCGATCCTCCCTAACAAGGTCTCCCTAGAAGTGATAGGGCGTTATCCGTCGAATGGTATCTCGGCGGATGTGGCTGCTGCGCTCGCTTTTCTTGTCGACATTGTCGGCGGAGATGAGTTCGCGAACAGCCTCAGCACCCAAGAATGGCTGTGACGAGCATGAAGGTAGTACGGTGGTCCCTCGTGATTGCTATTGCAATCGAGATCCTTCGAACCATCCAGAAGCTTATCACGGACTATTCACTCTAGGAAAGGATTCCATATGGAGCCTATCGAAGTACTGTACGAGATATGTCGACATTACGTCGAAGACCACAAAGGCGTGGTCGATCCCGCTCTCATTGCAAAGGTCGACGGATTCCGTCGATCGCGTAATGTTGCCGGGTTGGCCACCTGCTCCCTTAACTTTGACCAAGCAAAGCATTCGGTCGCGGAGTGGAGGTTCCTCAGGCAAGTTGAAGCGTTCTTTAAAAAGAATTCTCTCTTGTCCGATCCGGAAGTCTGTAAGCAGCAAGCCAAAACTTCATTTTTCGAAGCTGAGGCCCAGTGCTCGCAGACTAACCGGCGCCTCCGACCTTTCATCGGAT